GATATCGTCAGCACTCTTTGGCGTAAATACCAACTGAAGTCCGTATCTGTCTCTTATAAATTTTGCATCCATACTTGTTTAATCAGGTTCCCTTATTTTCGATTGAGATGCAAAAATCCAATATAATTCTACAACATCAAAAAAGTACTGCCAACATGGCAGTACTTTTTTTTATTAAGAGGTTAAAGCGGTTATTTTGCTTGAAATTTAAACATGCAATAATGGCAGACTCAAAGAAAAAACGTACTAAACAAGAAATGGAGGCATTGTATGACTATGCTAAAATGCTCTTTATTTACGACAAGCTCACGCAAAAAGATATCAGCAAAAAGATAGATGTAAGCGAGCCAACTATTAGTAAGTGGGCAAAGGAAGGCAGCTGGGAGGATTATCGGAAAGCCATTTCCGTCACTCGCGACGAACGCTATCGCTCTACTATCAATCAACTCACCGAGCTCGACAATCTGATAAACTCCCGCGATGATATGCATCGCTTTCCCTCTAAAGACGAATCGAACATCCGCCGTAAACTGGTAGCCGACCTTAAAGCCCTGGAAGTGGAATGCGGCATCGTTGACGTGATCAACGTATCCATAAAACTACTCGAATGGTTACGCCAGGTTGATAACGAAAAGGCTAAGGAACTCTCTGAAATTTTTAATTCCTATATAAAGTCAACTCTCAAGTAATAACCCTAAAATTTCAACACATGGCAATTGAAGTAAAAACAGCGCTCGAACGCTGGAATCAATTCTATTCGGAATTGAATAAATCGTAACTATCAACTTAGTAAATGGCAACATCACTTTCTGACAAAAAAAAGGCATTAAAGGAATGGGACGAATACCGCAAGGCACTCATTACCGGAACGGCTCTAGAGTACAACAAGACGACGGCGGATATCGAAAAGCATCGTAAGTATCTCGAGGCGCGTCCCGCTGAATGGTGTAAGTATATGTTTCCGAACTACGCAACCGCCGACTTCGCCCCATTCCATTTGGCCTATATTAAACGGATCGTTGGACACGACGAGTGGTACGAAGTAAACAGTTGGAGCCGCGAGCTGGCCAAAGACACCGTTACCATGATGGTAATGATGTTCCTGAACCTGACCGGTAAAAAACGCTTTACCCTTTTTGTCTCCAGTTCGTATGATGCTGCCTGTGATCTGCTCAAACCTTACATGCTGAATTTTGATGCAAATCAACGCATCATCGCCTATTACGGCGAACAGAAAACATTTGGCACCTGGGAAACCGGAAACTTTACTACCAAATGCGGAGCTCGTTACGTGGCACTTGGTGCCGGGCAAAGTCCGCGTGGTAAGAAAAATGAAAACCTACGTCCCGATTCAATTCTGATCACCGATATTGATACGGATGAGGACTGCCGAAATAAGGACACCATTTACAAACGGTTCGACTGGATAGAACGCGCCTTGTATATGACACGTTCGGTTTCGAAGCCGCTTTTATTCCTAGTACTCGGAAACATTATTGCTCGTGACTGTTGTGTTACTCGCGCCGCCAAACGTGCCGATAAACATGACATCGTCAATATCCGAAACAAAGACGGGAAAAGTTCGTGGCCAGCCAAGAACTCGGAGGAACAAATAGACCGGGTACTTTCTAAAATGTCAACCAAAGCCCAACAAGCTGAATGTTTCAACAATCCGGTTTCTGAAGGCGACGTTTTCAAAGAACTAACCTGGGGAGATGTTCCGGCTATTCACAAATTCAAGTTCCTGATTGCATACGCCGATCCAAGCCCTAGCAACAACGTAGGCGACCGTAAGAATTCAACCAAAGCCCTGTGGCTTATTGGTAGTGATGGAGGAAGCTTTTATGTGATAACCGGTTTTCTGGATCGCGTGACGAATGATGAATTTGTGGACTGGTTCTATGCTATTGAGGACTTTGTAAAACAGCGGACTCAAATCTATAATTACATAGAAAACAATACGCTTCAGGATCCATTTTTCGAACAGGTTTTTATGCCACTCTTTTTCCGAAAAGGCCAGGAACGAAAACACCACATTGGAGTTATCCCGGACGGACGCAAAAAGCCTGATAAGTTCAGTCGTATTGAAGGCAACCTGGAACCGCTTGTTCGTACCGGTAGATTAATTTTCAATATCAAAGAAAAAAACAATCCGCACATGCAGCGACTTGAGGAACAATTTAAACTTTTCTCGGCCACCATGAAAGCACCTGCCGACGGCCCGGATGCGATTGAAGGCGGAGTATTCATTTGTAACAACAAAGCGATATCCATTACCGGCGACAGCATTGTAACCGGAGTAACGCGAGTCAATAAAAAAAGATATTAAACACAAACACACGGAATGAAAAAACAACTTATCAATATCATTAAATGGTTTTTAATAACCAGAACTAAATGGCGTGCCAACCGGCTGCATTTTGTCAAAGCGATAAAGCAGGCCGAGCAACTGGCCAGAGGAACTCACTTCAGAAAAGGAAAGCGTACATATGTATATTTCCTTGGCGGAAAATATCGGGTTGTAAATCGGAAGCAGATACAGTGGCTGAAGAATGAAAGCGTGATTAAGCAAAGTATGAATATTGAGAAAATGCAGGGAATTCAGCTTTACGATACGCAGGGACATATCAACTCACATTCTATTTATACATCGGTAGAAATACCGGGAATAAACATAGTATACAAAAAGAAAGAACCCCTAGCCCCTAAAGGGGAAAAAGGAAAATAATACTAACATCTCTTATCCCCCTTTAGGGGTTAGGGGTCAATTCAACAAATTATGTACATCACACCTGACGAAATAACCACACACCTGGGCGCAGAGCAAATTGAGGCTATAAGCGACGGAGACGAAACAATGTTACAAGCTGCTATCGACGGAGCACTGGTAGAAGCCAAAGGATATCTGCATGCCTTCGATATTGAAGCGGAACTGGCCAAAACAGGAGCGCAGCGCAATGCTTTGCTTATCATATTTGTCAAAGATATTGCCGTATGGCACTTTATTAATATATGCAATGTAAACACCGATATTGATGTTCGTGAGAAACGTTATGACCGCGCTGTAAGTTGGCTCCGTCAGGTTCAAAAAGGCGAAGTAATGCCAAGCCTTCCGGCGTTACCGGTTCCCGATCAAACCAACACAATCATTTTTAATTCCAATCAGAAACGCGAAAATCATTTCTAAGATATGACTGAAGTAAAAGCCACCGTCAAAAAAGGCGGTAAGAATCAACCTATCATCATTAATCAGGTAATTGTAAAACCGGTTAATCGTAGCCTGTTGTCAATGGACAAATGGACTAAGGCTCTTAAGTCCGCCGATTATGGCCGGTACAAAGAACTGTTCGATTTATATGAGTTATTAATGACCGACGGAATACTGGCCGATGCGGTTGATAAACGCATACGCGCAGTAAAGGGAGCCGATCTTACCTTTCAGTTATCCGATGGCCAGGAGTCGCAGGAAATGATTGATTTTATTGATACGGACGAATTTGAGTTTATGCTCGAGGAAATTATGCAGTCCGTATTTTGGGGAGTAACTGTGGCCGAGTTCGATTTTTCAAACGGATTTGATGTTTATTCCGCACCCCGGAAACATATCCGGACTGACAAGAAACTCATTGCCATTAATGAAACGGATTACGACACCGGGATTTCGTACGATGGAGCTCCAAACATTATCGAAATAAAAAACCGATCAACAAAATACGGTTTATTGCACCGTGCCGCTCCGTATGTGATTCTGCAGCGTGGTGGACTGGGCGATTGGGCACAAATGGTGGAACTGTTCGGCATGCCTCAGCGCGTGGGTAAATATAGCATTTACGATACGGAAGCGCGCAAACAACTTCAGGAAGCTTTCGACGCCCAGGGCGCGGCTTCTACATTGATCGTACCAAAGGAAACCGATATCACTACTGAGTTTAACGGCGGAAGTGCCGGATCTGCGCTTTATCTCGACTTCATAAAGACGCTTCAGGAGTTTATGCTTATTACCGTCCTGAGTCAGACCATGACTACAATGGACGGTTCCAGCAAAGCGCCGGAGTTCATAAGGATGTAGAGGAGGAACTGAATAAGGCCGACTTACGTTTCGTTCAACGGATACTGAACAAAAAACTTAAACCAATTCTCGAAGCGCGTGGCTTTAAAGTAAAGGATGGCGCTTTCGTTTTTCCAAAGGTATTAAAAGACCTGACCGTTGATGAACTAATTGCCCTGAGCGATATCATTGAAATTCCGGCTTATTATTTCCATGAAACTTTTGGACTTCCACAAGCGGCAGCTGGTGATGTTATTGCCAGAAAAGCAGCAACACCAATAGTCAACCCTAACGCTGCCCCACAACCCCCTGAAGGGGGAGTCGGCGACGAACCAGTGCCACCGGAAAAACAACCCCCAACCCCTAAAGGGGAGAAAAAGAAAGAAGTAAAACTTTCAGATACGGACAAACATGTTCTCAGGAGAATGGTTGATTTTTTCGCCAACGCCCGGACAATAGGGAGCCGGGCACTGAGCGCTCTGAATTTAGCCGACAAATCGACGAGTTATACAACGAGGATAGGCATTGACAAACTTTTTGAACAGGCCATAAAAGACATATATAAACAATATAGCGTAGAGACGCAAGGTGTTGCGTCTCCGGTTTCTAAACCATTATTCGACATAACCAATAAAACATTGCAGGGAGGCATTGACTCGGCTTTTTCAACGGAATTTGGAAAAACAGATCCGGAGTTTATTAATCAGTTTAAAACCAATGCAGCTGTATTTTCAGCATTCAAATCACATGCTCAGCAAAACGAAATTGTGGCGCAGCTGATTGACGAAAAAGGCGATTTACGCTCGTTTGATAAGTTTAGAAAAACAGTGTTGAATGGCACAACCATTAAACAGGATTACAGTATCAACTGGTTAAAAACCGAGTATAACATGGCAGTTCGTTCCGCCCGTATGGCAGAAAAGCTGAAAGGTTACGAAAGAACGGCTCATTTATATCCTAATTTAAAATACTTGCCATCAACAGCGGCAAATCCAAGAGATACCCACAAACATTATTATGATCCAAATTCAGTCATTTTACCGATAGGTCATCCATGGTGGACAATACACATGCCTCCGAGCGATTGGGGTTGCGAATGCGATGTTGAAAATACGGACGAACCCGTTACCGGAGTTCCTGAAGGTGGTGGCGAAGTTGACCCTGTATTTGCTAATAATCCGGCTGAAACGGCTGAGTTTCTAAATATAGATGAACATCCGTACAAAAAGTATTGCAGCGAAAGCGTAAAGGACGACATTATTATTACTGCAAAAAATTGGATGCAAAAATCTCAGGCATCGCTTGATAGAGAAAAGTATCTCGCAGAAATGCAAATTTTGAAAAGCAAAGTAGTTGAGAAAACCGCAATAGTTGAAAATGAGACAAAAACCATTCAAGTTAAATTCACAAAGGATGGAAACAAGCATTTGTATTCTGATACCTTTTCAAGAGCGAAGGGAATTTTAGAAAAAGAGGAGCTTAAAAATCTTGATAAAATTTTAGAAAAAGCCACCTTCGTTAAGCCGGCAAAGCTTTCTAAAGTAAGAAAAGATAATATAGTTGGATTTTATTACTATGAAGCAAAAATAAACGGCAAAACGTGTTACCTAAATGTAGCCGAAAAAGAAGTAATGTCAAAAGGACGTATGCGTAAAACGAGGTTCTTATATTCTGTAACAAAGTGGATAAAATAAAAAAAGCGACCGGCGAGCGGTTGGGAACATATCCCGGTGCTCAAGCCAATCGCTTTCTTGACTGCAAATATACATCCTTTTTCAATAAATTGTTCTTTAAACGCTAATTAATTACTGTTTCACTACATATTTAACTATAAAATATAAATTACCAACTGTAAACTAATGAATAACCTTTGGAAAATAAACGACATAGACCTTTACAGCACGTTTGGCGCGTACATATTTAAAGGTAACTATAACGAACTTCTTGCGCCACCCATGCCTCGTAAACGACTGGAGCATGAATATAT